TGGCGTTGGCGGCGTTGGGTTCTTTGTCGCGTAGGTAGCGTCATATCTCTGCTCCTGGTATTTGTGATCGAGGGTTTTCTGGTCTGTGTCAGGTCGGGTTAGACAAGGTCTTCGTCAAGAGAGGCTGCAATATTTCCGATATTGAAGCCGTTTCCGCCTTGACCGGTGTTGGTCACGTGCGGTTGCTTTGATCTCTTAGGCGGACGTCGATCTTGGCTTTCGGTGAGGGTTGCCCGTGTCGATTTGGGTTGGCCACCTTTGCGGGATTGGTCGATTCGCCGTGTGCGTTTTTGGCGTTTGCCTTCGCTCACGGGTTGTCGGGTCCCGGTGGTTTGCTCTTTCATGCCTTCGAGGCGTGTAGTGAGTTCCCGGTTTCGTTTCAGGGCTTTCTCGGCGATTGCGGTCTTGCGGTTTGCAAGTGCAACTGCCCGTTTCTTTTCCTCGGTCGCGACTTGAGTCTGACGCTTGAACTTTTCAACTACGGCTGTAATGTCTCTGCTTGGCGTGCCATTTGGCTCGAGCCCTTGTACCAATGCTGATACTTGGGTGAGCTTGGCGAGTGCTTCAGATTCATTAAGGGCCGATTGCTTGGCAAGCTGTGCCTCGATTCTCGCACCTTTGGTTTCGCAGAAAATCTGCAATCTACGGGCTAGATCCCGCTTATGGGCCTCGGTTTCGTCGATGCAGACTTTTTTGGCCTGCTCGACCTTGACCGCATATTCTCCTTCGAGTTGTTCACGAAGAGTTGTTTTGTACTTGTCCATCGACTCACAGATTTTTGCTGCGAGTTCAGGCTTAACACCAGCCTTTTCTAGCAGTGTCTTAATCTTGTTCATTATAAGCTCCTCGTAAACCTTATTTGGAATTATTTTTGCTCAAACAAGTTACTTCTTATTCTACCCGAGTTCGAAGAATTTATTAATTTCTGCGACTAGTAGATTGTTGTAAGCGTCCGGTGAGAAACTCCGTCGTTCCTTCTTAATCGGTCGCAGACGGCGGTTTAGTCCTTCTTGGATTTGCAGGATTGCACCATTCACTGATGGTTCGGCGACTGCGTCCCAAGTAACGAAGGCGTATCCTGGCATGACCCGGTACACGTCTTTTCCTGCATTCTCTACGACTTCCATGTCGCCTACTCCACGGGATGAGATGCCAGTTCGTACTTTGTGTTCGAATAAACCACGAAGGCAGGCACCGCATGGGAGACTATGTAAGACTTCTGCTTCTCCGAAGACTTTCCGCCCATCCATCCAGACTTTCGTCATAAGATGGCTGACTCGATCCAGGTGAATCTTGGCATCGGCTGGATGGTCAAATTCACCCATTACTGCTCTTGCCTGGATGTCGTCTTGGATACTTTCAACCGCTGGTCTTAGGACGCCTTGGGTTGAGTAAAAACGGCCATTTGCATTCTCTTTATCACCCATTTGGATGAGCCCGGAGACTCGCATGGCTGGCAATTCCTTGCCATTCCTTCCTTCTATGACAACTTCCTTTTTGTCAATCACGTCAAACGTGAACGTGTCTTGGAGTAATCGTAGACCGGCTGGTATTACGCCGGTCTCGGCAATCACACCGCGATTGAATCCCGGATTTCGGTCTTCCATCATTGTGTGGATTCCTCGACGTGTCGGTAGCATATCCGATCTCCCGTTATTTCTGGCTCATTGGTCTTGCGGTGGGGGGCTTGGTGCCTGAACCGTCATCTTTTTTCAGCGTCGGGCCAAGCTCTGCGAGATTGTCGTCGGCTGCTTTAGTAATCTTGTGGGCGGGCATGTCGCGAGGATTGTCCTTGACGTGCTTCGTGTACTTCGAGCTTTGGGGCTCGGTGATATCCTTATCTTCGAACGGCATTTCGTCTTCTTCCTCTTCGCCGGGGAAACCGCCTCCACCCATTTCGGGGCCGGGGCCACCCATATCGGGGCCGCCCGTGTCGGGACCCATTTCTGGACCTTCGGGACCACCCATTCCGCCCATGTCATCCATTTCTCCACCCATTCCTTCGGGGCCGCCCATTTCTGGGCCTTCAGCACCGGGCTCCATACCCATTTCATCTTCACCTTCGAAGTCGGGCATTTCGTCGTCGCCCATTTCTTCGCCGCCCATTTCTTCGCCGCCTTCGATGCTGTCGACGGGTTCCATCCCATCAGCATCCATTTCTTCGCCCTCACCACCCATATCATCCACTTGGATGTCATCAGTGACTTCGACTGAGATACCGCCTTCAGGAGTGGTCGTGATGGTCGCCATGGCTTCTTCGAGGGCTCTATCTTCGTTTTCTCCGATTGGGCGGAGTTGTTCGATTGATTCGCAGAGCCAACCGTGGAATTTATTTCCATTACCGTCTGCCATACCGGCTGCGGCGAAGGCACTGTCGAATAGCGTTTCGGGGATCGGAATAGTAACTGAACCGTCTTCCGAGAGGATGACTGGTGTGAGGTCGCTATCACCGCCGTGGTCGAAAATGAATCCTACGCCGCCAAGTTGACCTTTGATACCATCTTCTTGGAACTCACCCCATTGGATGGACTCGTTCTTGAGTTCACGAGGGGCGTAGCTTGTCTTTTTGAAACCGCGACCACGAATTCGTGGGCCCTTGAATTGGTCTTCGGCGACGTCGTCATCGTCGTTGTCTTCCCAAGGCTTACCACTGCTGCTCGTGTCGGAATCGGTGTCGGAATCCGTGTCCGTGTCAGTATCCGTGTCGTCATCGTCGCTGTCTTCGCTTCCAAACGGCGGTGCAGCACCAGGGAATGCTTCCTCGCTGAAGAGGCCGATGCATTCTTCGATGGCTCTGTTCAGGCGACCGTCAGGGATTCGGAGTCCGATAGCTTTAATGGCGGCTTGTGCCATGCTGGAAAGGTTCTGTTCCAGGGCCGGGCCTTTGAGAGCATGCTCAACAGCAAGTCTACTCATGACCTTGACGGCTCTTTGGAGGTCGGCCTGATCTGTGATGACCGGGGCCCCGTACTCCATCATGGTGGCAGTACCTTCTTCGAGTCGGAAATTTTTGTCGACAGCGTAGGGGTCGATGCTTTCTTCCAACTCGTCTTCGTCGTCGCCAGAGGCATCATCTTCGTCGTCGCTCTTCATTTCATAATGGTTCGGGCGAGATTCTCTGATAGCCTTACCCCGTCTTCTACCTTCGAGCGGATTGGGGGCTGCAGGGGCGGGGGCGGCTTCTTCGCCACCACCAAGAATTGCGGCGAGTTCGTCTTCAGGACTCGCCTCTTCTTCAGCACCGGCTAGCAGGTCTTCTTCTGGTTCCGGAAGAATTTCTTCTTCCTCTCCGGCTCCGCCAGCAGCACTCGTACCGCCAATTTGAATTAACGGCGAGTTAATATTGATGACTGGTTGACCACCTTCGCCACCGTTTTCTTCAACATCGGGGCCAGCGGGCATTAGATCATCACCGGGCATCGTGTCGAAATTGCTCAGCGTGTCAGTTGCTGCCAATTCTTCTTGGATGGTGGCGATAAGGTCTTCGGCCTCGTAGATTGCGGCGTCATCAAAGTCCTTGGTCGACAAACGTGCGATCAGGTTGTCCAGCTTGCTGGATAGATCGTGCGATTCCCGGATCTTAGGCGTCTTCTCTTTCAGCGATGCGAGAGCAGTTGCCAACGCGGAAGCGGCGACCTGCTTGTTGCTGAAAGCTTCGAAGATAAGCTCAAGGAATTTGTCGTACGCTGCTTCGAAATTGGTCGAACTTTCCAGGATTTGGACGTTTTCGGCCAAAACCGGATGCTCGGCTTTCTTAGCAATATTTCGCCATTCGGTGACGATTTTTGTACGACTGATTCGCATGTTCGTGCGATAGAACAAGGTCGATGTATCACGAGCCAGGGAATCATTGAAGACCGATTGAGCCGCTAGGGCGTTCTCAACCAGTTGCTTGACTTGGCGGCGGGATAATAGTGTAAATTCCTCGTTGCTGTCGAGGAATGGAGTGATTTGCTTAACAGCTTCGTTGATCTTGCCTTCGGAGACAAGTCTTGCTGTGTTGTGGATTCGTAATTGGAATCCTTCCGACCAGAATGCGTTAGTGGCTGTGTCCCGCATGCGGCGAGCAACGAGCTTTCGTGCGGCCCACTTGGTGACGGGTAGTTTCACTTCAGCACCGTCAGAGAAGTGGCCGGAAACGACTTGGCCGTTCTCGATTATGACGCTATCGCGAAGGCTTTCGACAATCGTGCCGATTAGTCGCGATCGGACGTCTTCTCCAATTGATTCGCCATTGGAGATTGCGATGCGGCGGGTGATTCCATCGCGGCCTTTGATCATTCCCGAGTAGGGGACGACTCGGCTTGAGAAGCGTTGGGATTGCATTCGCTTGAATGCAGTGCCCATTGCTTTTTGGTCGTTTTCTTCGATCGCGTTCACAAGCCGGAGGCATGATTCGTGGAAGAGGCCTTGTTTTTCCTCTTCGACGATTTCTACCTGTCGGATATTGGCGATTGAGATCTTGCCGCCTTTGTCGCGGGTGTGCTCGGCAAGAAAGAAAGTATTTGCATCAACGTCTTCATAGAAGAGGCTTTTTGCGTGCAGAGCGACAAGTTGGAACTCTTTACCAGCGGATTTCCCCATACTGGCAACACGATCTTCAAAGAATGCGACGCGGGCTTGAGCGGAATCGTTCAAAGTGCCCAAAAATTTTCGACTATCCATTTTGACAGTGGACATCATTAGCTCCCGTTGTGGTACGACAAAAGTCCGGATAGATTTAATATTTCTATCTTCCCCAATGTCATTTTACTGTGACAATTGGAACAAACGATTTTACATTTTCCTACTCAGCAAAATCGGTTGAATAGAAAAATCATTCTCATTGTTCGGCTACTATTAATTTTGAGTCGAGGACGAATGATTTGTCATTTACAAACGACTAACTGGGACAGGGATATCATCCTCAGTAATCAATTCATCATCCTCGTCTGCCTCTTCCTGGGCCTCACCGACCGTGAGAACATCCAAGACTTCTTTGATGACGGAATCACGTTCTTCTTCATCAACAGACCAATCAACCAATATTCCTTCATCATCAGAATCAAATTCCGTTGGGCCTTTTGGCTCATTACTAGAAAGACCATCAAGTTCATTATTCTCAAGTATGTGCTGGAAACCACTATGGAATGCAGCATCATCTGGGGACCTAAATTTACCCATTCGATTCGCCCAACGTTCCATTATTTTCTTTGCAGCATCCATCTTGCCCTGCTTCCGCAGTTCAATAATCATTCGCCTCTCAGCAGCATAATCAAAGCCATCAATTCCTTCGATGGGGATTTCATCAGCGTCCTCGTCGGATTCTGGTGCAGCACCTTCTTCGCCTGGCGGCATATCTAATTCTGGCATCTCACCATCTTCTCCCTCAGGCAATTCGTCCTCAGGCATGTCCAAACCGCCACCAGGAGGGCCACCGCCACCAGGGCCACCCTGGGATTCCGTTTCTTCCATCTCCTTAAGTTCTTCAATTTCGTCAGGAGAAAGATCGGTGAAGTGGGTAACAATCCACTCCTTCGGGAACCAGCCAAGGTCCTTCAAATCAGCCATGACGCCAACTCTGGTCTGCCAAGTCTCAATTCGATATAATTCTTCCATTGCTGACGTAGCCGTCAAAGCAATTTCAAAGCCCTTTAAGTCATCAACGGAGTAGCCACGTAATGCGAGATGCACGATAGCCACTTTGGTTAGACCAGTCGAGACTTCCCGTTGTATCCATTGCACCGCTTTGGCAAATTCGGAGTGTGCCTGGGATAGGGATTTCTCATTAGCTTCGCCGCCACCTTCACCAATTCCCACTCTTGAGAATGGGATTTTGGTTGGGGCGATCATCTTCTTTTTGAAGTATTCGATATCGGCAATTTGGTCCAGGTTTTCAGCACCTGGTAATGTTTCGATATCCGGACCGGTGCCATCCGGGCGTTTGGGCAAGAAGAAGTCATCCTCTTGGATAAGTGGGGAATATCTCTCGTCGAATGTTCCAGTAGTGGGGTTATAGAATCTCTGTCTTTTGAAATTCCGTGCAATCATTTGCATGTATTCTGGAACTTCTTTCGGCGGAATCAACCCGACTGGGATCGAGAATTTACGTTTTTCCGGGGCACGTGTAATTCGGTAAATCAGCGCCGCGTCTTCCATGAGTCGCAATTGTTTGAATGCTTTTCGTCCACCGTCGAGAATTGAATTATGGACGACAACTCCATCAGCGATAAAATTTGAAGCTGGATGATCAACCTGAATATCGGCAGTTTCATG